GGTTGGCAGACCTTAACCTTATTATAACTCTGGAGGTTATTTTTTTCTACCCATAGCTTTAAGCTTTTTGAACCCCCAGTTTAACTGGGGGTTTTCATTGTACAAAAAGACAGACCGCTTTGTGCAGTCTGCCTGTGGTTATTTGTCAAAGAGTTCGCTGTAGCTGCCGGTACGGGAAAGTGTCAGAACCAGTCTGTCTTTTTCGACACGGTAAATGAGCAGCCAGTCCGGCTGAATGTGGCACTCCCGGAATCCGTCGTAGTTGCCCTTTAAGGCATGATCCCGATAAGATTCCGGCAGCTGCTGTTCGTCTGCCAGCAGAGCGATCACGGTTTCCAGCTTTGCGATGCTGTAGCCCTGCTTTTTGACCCGTTTATAATCCTTTTTGAAGGACTTGTGGTATTCAATCTTCAGCATCTAAGTCCTCCATGAGTTCCTTCACGGAAGAAAACGGTCCGACCATGTTCTTGCCCTGTTTCAGATCGTCCAGAACAGAACGGGTTTCTTCGTTGGGGATTTCTGCATAGCAGCCCTGAATAAACAGCAGCAATCCCTGTAGCTGCTTTTCGTTCATGGCGTCGATCTCGTGGAGCAGCATTTCTTTGGTACTCATACGCATAACCTCCGTTTCAATTGGAAATGGCGTGTTTTTTCTGATTTCAGTATAGCACGGATTTGTACTTTTGTCAACGCTTTTATTCGCAGATTCATTCAAAATCAAACGGCAGATCGCCGGAGAAGTAGGAAAGGAAGATGAACCCATGACCATCGAAGAAAAAATCAAACGCTATCGCGGTATCCCCAAGCTGCTAAAAGATCTCCAGATCGACAAAGAAATCTGCACGTCTGTAAAGTCGGTGCAGTTCGACAGCATCGGTGAGGCAAAGGGAACCCACGGGAACAGCACAGAGAAAAAGCTGATCGATGCCGCAGAGATCAGCGAGAAGATCGCCGCACTCCAGCAGGAGCGTGACCGGCTGGAGCTGAGCATCATGCAGCATATCAACACAACACTCTGCGGCAGCGATGAAGAAACCGTAGATATGCGGATTGCACTGAAAAAGTACTTGCTGCAAGGGCTGTCCCTGAAACAGATCGCAACACGGCATCTGCATCGGGACTATAAGAAAACCAAAGAATTGTACAGCACCGGATTCGAAAAGATAAAAAACACCCCGCCGCTAACCGAAACTAACCGAGAATAACCGCCAAACCACTTGCAGTAATCCGCTTTCCATGCTATACTTATACTGACGAAAAAAGCAAAACGTCGTGAGGATTTCCTTGCGGCGTTTTTTGTATGCCGTTGAAAGGAGCGTGATCGCGTGGGACGACCAAGAAAATTCAAAACGCCGGACGAATTGCACAGTGCATGGGAAACTTACAAAGCGTACTGCGACAGCAAGCCTGTGCTGACTCATGCGTTCAACTCCAAAACCGGCGAGTTTGTTTCGGCGGAGCTAAAGCACAGCGTGACTTACACCATTGAGGGGTTCTGCGTATACGTCGGCATCTCCCGACAGGCATTTCATGAGTATTATGCGGAGAGCAAACGGTTTGTTGACATCGTTACGCGTATGCGTGAAGAATGCGAAACGGACGCACGGGAAAAATTTGAAGTGGGGGCGATTCCGACACAGCTTGCAGGGCTGTGGATGTCGAAGTACGGGTATACCACCAAGCAGGAAGCCGGTGTGGAAGTCAAGCCCTCCGAAAAACTCTCCGATATTCTTTCCCAGCTGGGCGGTGATGACCTTGACAGCACATAAATTTCCTCTGTCCCGGAAGTACAGGGACTTTATCCGTTCTGTCCAAGGCGTGACCGCAGAGTTTCTGGAGGGGACGACCGCCTCCGGAAAGACCACCGTCGGTGCCGGTGTGAAGTTCATGTACATGGTTTCCGCCAGTCCGAAACGACTGCACATTATCGCTGCCAAGACCACCGGCATCGCCGAGAAGAACATCATTCAGCAGGAAAACGGGATCCTCGACCTGCACCGGAACGCCGTCTACTGCGGCAACGGCGACCGGAACAACAAGCTGCCCCACATCAAGTTTGAGGGCAAGCTGATCTATGTGCTGGGCTATGACAACAAGGACAAGTGGGAAAACGTCCTCGGTTCGCAGTTCGGCTGCGTGTACATTGACGAGATCAACACTGCCGACATCGACTTTGTGCGGGAGATCTCTACCCGAAACGATTACCTGCTGGCAACGCTGAACCCTGACGATCCGTCTTTGCCGGTGTATCGGGAGTTCGTGAACCGTTCCCGTCCCTGTGCCAAGTATGCCGCCGATGTGCCGGAAGAGATTCTTCGGGAACTGACAGAAGAACCGGTCACCGGCTGGCGGTACTGGTTCTTTTCGTTTCGGGACAACCTCAGTCTGACAGAGGCAGACATTCAGCGGAAAATGGACGCTGCTCCCAAGGGTACCAAGCTGTACAAGAACAAGATTCTGGGGCTGCGTGGACGTGCCACGGGGCTTGTCTTTGACTTGCAGCAGCGGCATATTATCACGGCATCACAGGCGGCAGGGCATCGCTTTCTGTACTACTCCATCGGCTGTGATACGTCCTATTCCCGAAAGTCCCACGACCGGCTGACCTTTGAGGCGGTGGGCATTACCGCAGACCGGAAGTGTATCCTGCTCATGGAGGAAACCCACAACAATCGGGACAAGTCAAACCCCTTTGCACCGTCTGACGTGATACCGCTGCTGAACCGGTTTGCCGAACAGGTGAAGTGCCGGTACGGCTTTGCAAGAACGATCTACATCGATTCCGCAGATGCCGGCACCATACAAGAGGCACAGAAGTTCAAACGCAAGACCGCCTGCATCTACGACTTTGCAGGTGCATGGAAAAAGACGAAGATCATCACCCGAATCCAGTTGCAGCAGAGCTGGCTGAAAACGGGGGACTTTCTGGTGGTGGACACCTGCAGGGACTACATCGCAGAGATGAACACCTACAGCTATGACGAAAAGGGGCAGCCGGAGGACGGACACGACCACAGCATCAACGGGTGTCAGTATGCGTGGCTGCCGTACAAGCAGTACATTGGAAACTATAAGGCAATACAGGAGGTGATTTCAGATGCTTGACCGATTCCGGTCGTTTCTGGCAGGCAAACTGCCAGGGCTGTTAAAGTTGTATCCGGCGGCAAGACGGGAGATCGCCATAGAAGAATCCCTCAGCTTTGAAACCAACATTGCTGTCAACCGGCTCTGGTATCGGGGCGACAGCTGGGAACTGGCACAGGCGTACCGGCAGATCGGCGGTGCGTCCCATTCTTTCTGGGGCAGCGTTCCCACCTACGGCATGGAAATCCGGAAGATACACACCGGCTTGCCCCAGACCATGGTGAATATGCTTTCCGGTCTGATCGCCGCCGACTTGCAGGAGGTGCAGTTCCCGTCCGAATCGCAAAAGCTGCTCTGGCAGCAGATCGCACAGGAAAATGATTTCTGCGAACTGGTAAAGCGGTCGATCACGGAAACGCTGGTCACCGGTGACGGGGCGTTTAAGATCAGCCTGCACCCACAGGTGAGCCGCTTTCCCATTCTGGAATTTTACGGGGCAGACCGTGTGGAACTCCGGCGGCAGTCCGGCAGAGTACACGAGATCATCTTCCGCACGCCTTATGCCGACGACAGCGGCAGGAACTACACGCTGCACGAACACTACGGCAGGGGCTATGTGACGTATGCACTCTTTGACGCATACGGCAATCCCCGTGATCTCCACGCCATTCCCCAGACAGCCGGCTTGCAGCCTGTCCGGTGGGACGGAGATTTTATGCTGGCAGAGTATCTCAGTTTCTACCATTCCAACCGGCACGAAGGCAGAGGACAGAGCATTTTCGATGCCAAACGGGACAACTTCGACGCACTGGACGAAGCGTGGAGCCAGTGGGTGGACGCACTCCGCAGCGGCCGTTCCCGTACATACATTCCGGAGTGTCTGATCCCACGGGACGAAAACGGCGTGCTGCAAAAGTCCAACGCCTTTGACAACCGCTTTCTCATGACCGGAAACGACATTGCCGAATCCGCACAGAACAAGATCACTGTGGAACAGGCGGAGATCCCCCACGACAGCTACCTTGCCACCTACATCACCGCATTGGACCTTTGTCTGCAAGGTATCGTCAGTCCGTCTACGCTGGGCATTGACGTGAAAAAACTGGACAACGCCGAAGCACAGCGGGAGAAAGAGAAAACCACGCTGTACACACGGCAGGACATTGTGAACGCCTTGCAGCGAGTGCTGCCGAAACTGATTACAGACGTATTCTATGCATATCAGACGGCGAACGGACAGCCTGCCGAGGAAGTCCGTTCGGCGGTCACTTTCGGCGAGTACGCCAACCCGTCCTTTGAATCACAGGTGGAAACCGTGGCGAAAGCCAAGCAGGGCGGTATCATGAGCATTGAGGCAGGTCTGGACGAACTGTACGGCAGCACCAAGTCCGACACATGGAAAGCGGCAGAGGCGGAGCGTATCCGGACAGAGCAAGGAATTGTGGACATGGAAGAACCGGCGGTATCCTCTGACGGCTGGGCAGGCATCGCATGAACTATGACATTGCAGAGGCACTCCGGAAAATGGAGGAAGAACTGATCCAGTCCATGAAACGGAACTTGCAGCGGCATCTGAAAGAGGAAGATGCCGAGGGCTTTGACTGGGCACAATGGCAGGCAGAAAAGCTGAACAGCATTGCCCGATACCGTGCCCAGAACCGGCATATCATCGGCGGCTATATCAGCACCATTCCCCAGCAGATTGAGGACATGATCCGCCAGTCCTACGAAACCGGAAAGCAGCAGGAGGAGATCCGCATTCTGAAAGCGATCCGGCAGGGCTACCTTGCCGCAGCCGGAACTGCCGGAGAGATCGGCACCGACTTTTTCACCGTCAACGAACGCAAGCTGAACGCTCTTGTGAAAGCCACACAGGGCGAGATGCACAAGGCGGTCAGCAGCATTCTCCGGTATCAGGACGACATCTACCGGCAGACCATTTTCCGGTCGGCGGCACAGTTCAACATGGGCGGCAAGTCGCTGGGGCAGGCGGTCGATGCGGCGGTACAGGACTTTCTGGCACAGGGTATACGGAATATCCGATACAAGGACGGGCGGTATGTGAACATCGCCAGCTATGCGGAAATGGCACTGCGGACGGCAAATCTGCGGGCGAATATCCAAGGAGAAGCTGCCAAGCGTGACGAGTGGGGCGTCTGTACGGTGAAACTGTCCGCACACGGTTCTGCCTGTCCCAAGTGCATTCCGTGGCAGGGCAAGGTGTACTACGATGATGTGTACGGCTCCGTACCGGTACCCAAAGACGGGAAATATCCGCTGCTCAGCACTGCCATTGCCGGCGGTGCATTGCACCCCAACTGCAAGAACGGCGTGCATACATGGTTCGAGGGCATCAACCAGCCGCCCAAGGAAATGACACAGGAAGAGATCGACGAGGCAAACCGGCGGTACGATCTGGAACAGCAGCAGCGGTACTGCGAACGGAACGTGCGGAAGTACAAGCGGCTGAAACTGGGTGCGATCGATCCGGAGAATGCCGCCAAGTATGCCGCACAGGAACAGGCCTGGCGAAAGCGGCTGAACAGCCTGGTCAAGGAAAACAAGGACGTGCTGCGAATGGATTACCGCCGGCTGAAAGTGTACGATGCTCCTGCACCGCCGGCAGGAAAGACCAATGCTGTGCCGCCAACACCGAAACCGAAAGCAGCTAAGGCAAAGGCATATACGGAGGGCGTTTCTGTGGGGCACGCTGTGGAAGTTGCACCGCCTGAGCCAAAGGATAACGGCGGCAGCGGGAAGACGTATTCGCCGGAGAAAATCGGCGGGAAATCGTTGACTTCTGGGGCGGATAGTGGTATAATAAAAGATATAGAAAGCAGCATTAAAGTGCAGACAAAGTATTTCAATCAGAATCTGAAATATTATAGCATCATTCCCGAACGGATTGAAAATGTTCCTAAAATAAAAATAAGCGGATTAACAGAGCAGGAAAATGATTTCCTTAGAGAATCGTGCAAAGCTTTATTAAAGTATATGCAAAGCAGTGAACTTGGCACAGAAGGCGTGATTGTACTAAACAGTGAATTCAAAGAAATTGATAGATATAAAGGAGCTTCTGGAAGTCCAAGTATTCCTTTAAAGCAATATGAACAACCACATATTGTAATTCATAATCACCCAGACGGGCTTCCTTTTAGTGAAGCGGACATTCAGCAATTTATTCGGCAAGAAAAAATGATGGGCTTGGGGGCAATTGGCAACGATGGCACTCCTTACTTTATTTATAAAACGCCAGATTATGACGTAGATTTTTTTGAGGACTATGTCAACAACATAAGAATGAATCACTTAATAGAGATGACAGCGGAGGATCATATACGATTTTCGGAGGAGGTGCTTGATAATGCAATTGAAAACGGAGTTACAGTTTTCAACGGAAAAAATAAAACGACTGATTGAACAATCCAAACTTGCCAAGCCTTATACGCAAGATGACAAAGAATATTCTATGTTGGACGGAGAATATGACTCGAAACGAATGCTGGCAACTAGTGCAACTAGAATATTAAATCGATATTTTGAAAAGCACCCAGAAGATTCAATTGAAAATTATATGAAATAAAGCATCTCTCATGAGGTGCTTTTTTCATGCCCCGACCACGGGCAAAAACTGGCGGAGGGCGGAAAACAAGAACAATTCAGCCAGCGGGTACGGCGTTCTTTTATCGAAAAATCAGCATCGGGAATCCACCATCCTGGAGGGCTACTTCAAGCAGCTGGGCATGAGCGGCGAGGAACTCCAGACCGCCGTGCAGGACTTCAAGACCAAGCGTGCCACACAGGCAAAGGAAAAGGAAACCAGCTATCAGAACGCCCAGCAGGAGATCGTCCGGCTGAAAGCACAGGTGCTATATTGTATTGTTTCCTGATTAGAACAGTTTATTTCGAACGAATCTGAAACGTCTTCAGATATTATACCACACTCTGTTCTAAAGATCAACATATGTATTCATAGAAGCTGAATTTCCAGTATATGATAAGAAAGGGGTGATAAGTTGTATCAGCCGACATTGGATGCCATTTTAGTAGGAAATGTCATTGCAGATTTTCGAAAGCGAAAGGGCGTTTCACAAGAAGTACTGAGCGGACTGGCAGATATCGGGAGAACGCATTTAAGCGCAATTGAACGAGGGTCGCGAAAACCAACACTTGAAACGCTGTATCGAATTGCTGTTGCACTGGATGTGAAAATGAGCGATATCGTTGCGGAGATCGAGAAACGCATCGAGTGATTGCCGCATCAGTCCAAAATAACTCATAAAACAATAAAGCAAAAAAACGTGTCATTCTGCACCGACAGAGTGACACGTTTTTTGTAAGAAATGTTCTGCTGCGTTTACCGCATTCGTCTCCGATTTGCAGTTTTTCCGCAATTCTGATCGAACGACGGGTTGCAGCAGTAGAAGTTCTTTGCGTTCAGATCGTCCTGCACCTGGCGGAGTGCCTCGCCAAACCGCTGGAAATGCACGATCTCACGCTGCCGCAGGAACTTGATGGGATCACGCACATCCGGATCCTCGCACATCCGCAGGATGTTGTCATAGGTGCTGCGTGCCTTCTGCTCTGCCGCCAGATCTTCGGTCAGATCGGTGATCGGGTCACCCTTTGACTGGAAATACGCCGCAGTAAACGGCACGCCGGCTGCGCTCTGAGGATAAACGCCCAGGGTATGATCCACAAAGTAGGCGTCAAAGCCAGCCTCCTTGATCTGCTCCGGTGTCAAACCGTCTGTCAGCTGGTACAGGATCGCTGAAATCATTTCGACATGAGCTAACTCCTCGGTAGCCACATCAGTCAAAATTCCTTTTACTTTATCCGGCTGCGCCGTATACCGCTGGTTCATATAGCGCAGCGATGCAGCTAACTCGCCGTCTGGTCCTCCAAGCTGTGAAATAATATACTTCGCCGTCTTAGCATTCGGGGTTTTGATCTTCACCGGATACTGGAGTTTGACATTGTATCTAACTTGTACATATTAGAGCTTTCAAAAAGCGTACAATACACTCATTCTGGACTTTTTTACTATTGTGCAATTTGCATAATTCATACGTTTGTGTATTGTGCATATGTACAAAACTACCACGCAATGCGTAGTTTCCTATTGACATTCCACGCAATGCGTGGTATAATAGATATAGATTCAGACGAGGAGGGAAAAAAATGAATCTGAAAAAAAATAACGTGAAAGCTCTCCGAGAAAGCAGAAACATTTCCATGGAGCAGCTTGCGGAGAAAACAGGAGCGAACATCGGGACGCTGCAAAAAGTAGAAGACCAGAAAATTGTAGTTGCGTTTTTGGGAAAAGACGTGATAAGAAAAATGGCGGAGGTCTTAGAGTGCAAAAAACT